GGAATTTCATTTCTGTTTTGAGATCATGTTTGTTTTCTTTAACAAGTTGAGCTCTTGAAACTACATTCATCCGCTCATGGTGATTAATAGCTGTACCATCAAACAAATCATGCATAACTAATGCTTTAGGCTTTAATACATTAGAGATTTCCTCCCATGCACTTCTAGCTGTTGGATCAGTAGATCCTGAATGCCAATCACCAATTACAAATGCCTCTGGTATTACCTTATCAGTTTTACCATCTGCACGATATCTAATACCAAGATCTATAAAAGATCCGTTCTCGTCAATCTGGACCTGTCTAAAATGGTATCTATCATCATCTACAATCTCTATAATTAGACCACCCATAATATGATCATGTTCTGCTATAAATGCCGTACGACCACTCATATAGTTTCCCGTAGAGTAATCTGGTAAAGTCACAGCTCCAGTTGTCATAACAAAGTGTGGAAACTTTCTATTAGATACTGGAATAGCTTTAAGTCTTTGTTTAGGTGAAGCAAAAACAAATGTACCATTTTTAGAAGCTATACGCCCCATACTTGTGGCGGGATCTACATGTTTAGCACTAAGTTTAACTGTACTAATACATAAATTAGTGTTAAGGGCGACATCCGATACTACTAACGAAATATCTTTATTATTCACCAATTGAGCATCAATAGTACCGTAGTCTGATCCTGGTGCAAACTTATTATGTGCTGGATCAGATGCTACAAGAATTAATGCATGTGCATCATTCTTCTTACAAAAATTCTTTATAGAAGCTATAAATTCAGCATTTGCTTGACAACCTGTTACAGCAGTGGTGATAAAGAATCTCTTATGATCTTTTATGGCATTTTGCATTTTATGCAAATTTTCAGGATTAAATAGGGTGTTTAGATATATGTCAAAGAATGATTCTGGGTATGATTCGCGCGCTGCCCTATTAAGGCGAGATAGGTTACGAAAATAGTATGTTATAGTGTCTTTGGTATAGCCAGCATCAATCAAATCATTCATGCTCACATAGCCTTTTTCTTTAGCTATCTCAGCATAAATCGATGTGATTTCTCTTTCCTTCTCTAGACGCTCTGTCTCTTCACGAAGCTTCTCTTCGTCTTTAAACTTCTTAGCATCTTCTTTGGAAATCTTATCTGTCATTATTGCTCCAATTCGAGTATTTGTATTATTTCATCAAATACTTCGTCAATATTTCTACCATCGACGTTAATAGTTTTAGTATTAAACCAGCTAGCATACTTTACCATTTGTAAGGAGACAGTGTGCATAAAGTCGCTTCCTTTTGCTTCTATTGCATCCCCAGTTTCAAATTCTTGTTTAGCATTTTTAGCTTTAGTTAAACCATTAGAAACATCTCCAGAAAGATAAATTACTGCATCATATAGAGAATAAGGATCTAGGGTGATTGGTTCTGATACACATTCGGCTAGATCTTGAAGCCATTCAATGCTATTTCCACATGCATCACCATATGCAAGACCTGATAAGATTCCACGATCTTGAATTATAAAATCATATTTATTTAATGCAGGTTTGATTATTTGCTCTAGATGAATTGAGCGAATGGCTTGACTAATTAACTCACGTGCGGTAGAAGTCATTTCATTTTCATATTGGGCATCAAGCATGATGCCACGTAGTTGCATAGTTAATGGGGACAACGGTGTACCTGGTTCTTTCGTTTCAAGTACACTATAACCCTTTTTACGTAAATATTCTGCTAATTTTTTAGTTTGAGTTGTTTTACCTACACCCTCACATCCCTCAAATACTAAATACTTAGCTGGAAAAATAGAATTTGTCACACTATACCCCCTTTTCTTTAAGGCATTGCTTTAGAAAAGTATCGTAAAAATTATCAGTAGGGAGTCGCTTTTCAGCATAAACTCTTAGAATGTATTCATCATACTTCTTTTCTACACAGTTTATATAGTATTTTTGACAATTTAAGTGGAGTTCAAGTGTACCAGTACCAACTTGACATAATAATGCTATAGTTTGTAACAATATCATAATTCTCCTATAATTATTAATATTATACGAAAAAAGATTGGTTATAGGCATATTCTATATATTGAGTTTAGTTTTAAGGTATTTCAATACTTCTGAAGAGGTGCCTGTGAAAGAGGCATGTTTTTTCCAACGAGGTACCTTATTAAGAGCCTTTTTTATATTTTGTATATTGGGTTTACCATTCCTATTCTTTATACGTGAAACTATTGTATTCAAGTCTTCGTCTATCACACATAGCTTAATATCGAATTCATCTTTATACCTATTCATGATGGTAGTTGGCTTGCGAAGCGGATCATAGATAATATCCATACCAGCTTTAGCTGCCTCTACAAATTCATAATAATGCTCTTCTTTGGGAACAGAATCATAACTTATGTATTTTAAATTATCGGAAATTTGATTACACACCCAGGACTTACCTGAGCCACAAGGCCCACACACAATATAGAGTTTAATCTTACTAGATGAAGGGGCTTTATTAGATTTAATAAAATTATCATTTGCCCATAAAGGTTGTAAATTGCTATAGTGACATGCCTTCTTAAACTCCTCAGAGTTGCTTAGGTCAAATGAATCTAATGGTTTGATATGGTCTATGTGCCAACCGCAGTATCCATAATTGTCCCAAGACATACCTAAGGTAAATTTAGACTCCAAGTACTTTTTCAATTCTTCTATTGAAGAGCCTAAATCTCTCACAGCAGAACCTGCTTTCTGGCCATTTGTGACAGCGTTACTCAATCGCGATCTCAATCTTCTGGCTATTTTTGCATTTAACTTTTCTTCAGGAGAAAGGAGAGTTAGTTGCATCTGCTCGATATGTGATCGTCTAGATATACCATAATACTTAAGCATTGTTCTAACTGTAGTATCACTAACCCCGAATTGCTTTGCGATATTACTTACTGAACGTTTGTTGTTTATATATTCATGCTGTAAATATTCCATATCACGTAGCTTATCAGGAGTATTTTTTGTAATTCGCTTTATGTTCTGTGGGAGTCTTTCTATACTCAATCGGGTAAAGGCCGTTTTAACAACTTGGGAATTGGTGCCTATCTCAAAGGCTATCTCATCTAGACTCATAGCCTTATTATAGTAAAGATCAACTAGTGCATCGCGGTTTTTTAGGATAGGGAATCTATCTGTAATTTTCTCAGACTTGGTTTTTAACTTTAAACCATTCTCAATTAGCGAACGCTCTACTATTCTACGAGTAATACCGGTATTATTAACTATGTAGTTTATAGATGATCCGTTTTTATAAAATTGGCAAATTAATTTTGCACTTTCTGCATTTATTTTCTTTTTTCTCATATAATCTCCCCGTATGGAAATTATACCATATTGCAAAATTAATTTAGCAGAAATAAAAAGGGCGACCAAAGTCGCCCTTAATATACTAATCTAATTCACTTTATTTTCCGACGTTCTTCCAAACTCCGTTAAAGCGAGGAGTGTAGACAAACAAGGCTCCGTAAAGTACTACTGCAAATTCAAGTGCAGTAGTAACAATGGCAAAGTTAATCTTTGACAGTGGAGCTAGTTGCTTGAATCTCATGCACTCTGCATTAAGGTCAAGCATGAATGCTTCACCAAGACCTGGACGTTTGTCTTCAGCATCTACATAGGCAGCAAGACCTGTTTTGTAGTTACCGATAAACTCGGAAGTTTCAGCAGCGCCACCGTTTGCTGATCGATAAACTTTGAAGTATTTTGTACCAGTCTGTGGAGATGGCATTGAAAGAACTACAGAGTCATCAGCTAAGGTTGTAGTTACAGCTGCAGTAATATTGCGGGGTGAAGACTCACCGAAGTCATTAACTTCAGTAATTCTGTACTGGTAAGTACCTGGTTGAACTTTACCTGATCCAGAAGAAGCTGCAGCCGCGCCAGTAAATGCCGCTGGAAGACCAGGTGCATTAGTGTTGACAGCTTTTGCTCTTGCTCGTCCACGAGGACGTAGGAACAAGTTAGGTTTAAGGTCCATTGTTCCAGCAGTTGTTTGAACCTTAGATACATCGTAACCAACTGTTTGGTTAGAAAGACCAGGTGCAGAACGGAACTGAGGATAAAATTGACGAACAAATTGGCTAAGAGCTAGTGGCTCTAAGTGAATCTCAGATGGAGCACCGAAGTTTTCCAAAAGGATTACTGATAGCTCTTCGATATCATCTTGTGTTATAACGTTACCTGCAAGGTCTCGGATAACACTTTCAAATGCGCCGTATCCTTCAAAATCACCTGAACGATGTTGTTCATCAGTGTCGCCTCGAAGAAGCTGCTGAAGAAGACCATTCATCGCAAGAGAATCTTGTGGAAGATCTGAATTAGAACCGGTTTGTGATCCAGTGTTGTCACTGAAGTGAGCATGTGCCCAATACATTTCGCGTTCAACATTCTTAAGAAGGTGCATAGTACCCTCTTTAGCTTGTTGTGCAACTACGTCACCAACTGTAGTTCTTACTAGAGTCATCTGGTGAGAGACTTTTCTACGAGTTCCGAAGAACACGATTCTTTGTCCATCACGGATGTAGGTGCTGTCTTCTTCTTGAGGAGCGCCACCTTCACCGATATACGGAGAAGAATCAGAACCATAGCTTGTTAAGCGGTTGTACTGTTCGAACAAGTTATATGCCTTGTCGATACTAATTGCCGGCCATAACTTAAGGTTTTTCATATCGAAAGTAACAGATTTAAGTGTTGTTTCCAACGACTCAGTCTGGATTACTCCGCCATAAGTTAGATCAGTTGGGCGTCCGGCATAACCGTAGCCAGCGCTGATTGCTTTTTGCAAGTTTTCAACATCTTCAGGAGTTACAATACCTTGCTCAATGCCTTGCATAATTTGATTTACTGCTTCGTTAAACATTTAAACTAAGCTCCTTATTTAATGTTGTACTTATTAACGATTCTAGATAGTTCACCGGGAGATCCGAGTTCTACGCTAGCAATGTCCATTGAATCTACTTTTCCACCAGATTTCTTCAACTCGAATAACTTATCTGCAACTTCCGCTTTGCTCAAAGTTTCAGTTTCAGGCTGAGACTTTGTAAGAGGGGTTACATTCTTATAAGAACTTCCTTTAGAAGGAACTGGTGTATTCGCTATTTCTTTCACTAAGTCGGCAATAGAAGTTAATTTTGCTTCTAGACTACCAACTTTTTCATCAATATAAGTTTTCATAAGAGCAGAGGTTTCTTCAGTAGACTTTTTAAGAGCCTCTTTGAATTCTGCATCATCTGAAACTGATTTGTAAGCTGGTTGGTGTTTGCCACCGTTTGGATCGGCTTGACGATTATTACCAGCGCTACCGCCAGTAGATGATCCTTTATTAGAATCCCCAGACATCATTTCGCCCTTATCCATCTCATCGTCTGCCTTAGCAGCTTGATGTTTACCGGCATTAGGATCAGACTCGCTGTTAGTTCCATCAGCTTTGTCCATGTCTTTTTTATCGTCGTCTTTTTTATCTTTTTTATCTTCGTCTTTTTCGTCTTCGTCTTCGTCTTCGTCTTCGTCTTCAGCTTTTTCAGCATCTTCTTTTTTACCGATTGAGCCGTTCTTATCACGACTTTCGATACCAGATGCAGAATCACCAAGACTTACTTCAGACGCAGAGAAACGACCAGACTTGCGCAATTCTTCAATCTCAGACATTGAGTCATCGATAAGATCTACAAGACTTTTTATCATTTCTTCGTTCATGTTAAACCTTTCAGGGGTTGTTGTTAACAATGCGTCTACTATTAAGATCCAAGACCAATAGCGTTTTCATTGCCTGCAATGCGCGCTAATTGAGTTGATGTATCGCCTGCTTCAATAGTAAGATCATTTGCATAACCTGCAAGCTCTGCCCATAATTCCATCGCATCAGCATCATCGAAAATTGCTGCGATTGTATTCTCACCAGCATCGCCCTTGACCTTAAGAGATCCAGGTGATGCAATGCCGATACCTAGAAAAGGTGAAGACGCGTCGGAAACGCCGCCCATTGGGGATTGAACATTTTTGTCTGTGTATGATACGGTGAGAGTGTCTCCCGCGCCAGCTGCTTTTGTGTACTCAACTGTATCGCCAACACGTTCAGCGGATTTTCCACGCTGCTTCATGTTTCTAGCGATCTTGTTAAGAATTGCTTCTTTATTAGCCATTTATAATCTACTCCTAAAGTTGATTTGCAAATCTACTTAATGCAAGGTTAAGTATATCAGGTTTGCAAGGTTAAACAACTGAAACTCTACTTTGAGCCCACCATCACCTTATATATATCAGAAAAAGGCAATGATTTGTTACAGTTACGACATTTTACTTGATGTTTCATATATACTTGATCTTCACCACAATCATTACAAGTTATGTAAGTGAATCCACGTTTAGCACCTATTGATTCAGCTTGAAGTACAGATCCTTGAGTTCTAGATGTAGGAGCACTAGCTCCACCATAACCAGCAGAAAGCATCTTTACTAATTTATTAATTTTATTTATATTATTGTTTAATTTACTAGTGATTGCATCTAAAATAATATCATCAGTACTGTATTCAGCAAGTGTAGTTTTAAGACCTGCATTTTTAGCAAGTTCACGAATTTTATCAAAATTTTCAACTACTTTTTCAGCAGAGACACGACGAGTGATATGTCGAAAGGACGGAATATCTGTGGTAGCGAGATGCTTAACTGATTCTATAAGTCGCTTATCTTCTTCCCAGTTAATTGATTTATCTAAACTAATAGGTTCAACTAATGTATTTTGATTAGCAGGAGTAAAAGTAAGTGCAATGGAGTGTATTTTAGTCTTAGCTAGTAGATTAGTATCCTTAATACCTCTCGCCATTACACCACCTTCTACAGAAGCTTTAAGCTTTAGTGGACAATCTGCTTTATGAATATTTCTTAAAATTGCAGCGGCAGCACGAGCATTAGGGTGATCTTCATCATTATATAGAATTCCACGAACATAAATAAATGGAGATTTGACTTTATCCCAATAGTACTTCTCTCTATCATTGGAGCAGTCTTCTGATTGAAAGATTTTTTTAGCGCTAGTAATGCGACCAATAGCATTAAAAAAACCTTTACCATGATTGTCATTGAAACGACCTCTACCAGCTTCAAGATCGGATATATCAGCACCCTCTACACTCAACATCTCACCCTGAGTGTCGCGTAGTTGAGATCCAGCTATCATATCAATTTCAAGTGATTTTTTACTCATAGTATTAATTATACTACGAATCGACTTTAACGGTTAGGATAACCTGGGGTAGTCAGTGCCGCAGGCTGGATACATCTGTAATTCTTTATTAGTTATAAGGTCTCTTATAAAAATGGTCTACTAACTACCTTTCGGTATCATTAGTAGACCAAGGAGGGAACATGCGCTAGTTGCATTATACCCTAATCATTAGACATCTCCCAGTCTGTTGAAGAATCTTCTAGGACCGATCCGCCAGAATGGGTTTCTATTATTTCGCTAAAACTATCTGATTTACGGATCTTATCAATAGCACGTTTCTCTACTTTCTTTACAGATTCAGTAGAAATATTACAATAGTGAGCTACTTCCATATCAGATACACTCTTTACATTAGGCATGTGCTCTGCTATTAACTTAAAAAAACAATAATTAGCAACTTGATGATTTACTCCCCATGGGCACCCTGGTAACTCGTTCTCCTCTTCTTCACTTAATTCTTTACCAGCATGTCTAAGTGCTTTAAGCCTTTGAACCGCAAGCGGGCACCAGGTATCAGGAAAGTCACCTAGGGCTCTAAGACAACGAGAGTCCATCTTTTTGTCACCCATGTTTATTACCTATCATCCATTTGCTTCTGTAGGTTGTTCATTTTTAACTTCTGTTAATACTGGTACTGCATCAGCTACTTCTTCAGGCACTGAACGAATACCTAACACCTTAATTTGGTGCTTTGTCCCATTGATATCAGCAGTCAGATCATCACCAACAGATTTACCGAGAAGATCTTCTTTAAGCTTAGGAAATGCTAGATCTGCTAGAATCAACTTAGATCGTAGGATTCCTTTATTATTTTCATCTTGATTTTCTACTTTAGTTGTAATAATAACAACACTATCTTCAGTTACTGTATTTGCTATAGTGTAACCTTTCTCAAGATCTTCTTTATCTGAAACTTCATTGAAGTCTTTTACTTGAAGTTCTTCTGCCCGTGCTTCAAGATCTTCAATTTTAACACCTAGTAATTCTTGTAATGCTAAAACACGATACTGTACATCGCGTTGACGAGTAGCAAGTTCACTAATATCTCGTCCTACTTGATTGGTGGAATTACCAACTTGCTGTAAAAGCATTTGAGATACTCTAGTAGCCATCTCTAGTTGTTCAACTTTCTTTTCTACAGTTACTTGACGCTGTGCTGCACTCATGTTTTTCCTTTTAGTCATGTTATCCTCTTACTTCTTTTTGTTTTTCTAGAATTCGTTGACAATATAGTTTAAGTATTTGTACCTCTGTTTCAGATAACAACTTAGATTCTAGGTTATTTCCCAATATCACACTAAGCTGTTGCTGTAAAAATTGCTTTATATCTGATTCTAGTTTATCAAAAATCATTCCCTTCTGTCGAATGATTCGTTTTGATAATACGCTGTTGATGGCATTGGCCTGTTCAAGCTTTTCTTGTTCTTTGCTTTTACCACTGTTTTTTTGAAGCGACGTCTTATCTTGTCTGGTATCGTTACCACTAACAGTAGTAACATCTGACCCGAGAGGTTTATTTTCTCCCACGTTGTCATGTTTCTCTTCTTGAGTCTTATTAAGATCTTGCCTCGTAGCAATTGCTTGTCCATCATAATCTCCCAATTGCTGAGGTAAGAAATTGTATTTATGAGCCATTTTATTAAATAGTGCTGAAGCTACTTTAAATTGCTGCATGTTGAGGGGTTCATTATTTGCTACACATCGTTCCCAGTGGGCTTTAGCATTAGGATCAATCATAAGAATGCGTTTTACTTGGTTCTTATCTTCGAATTCACGCAATACTTCAAAATCATCATCATCTAGCATTGGTTTACGACCATACACATGTGGCCAGATTGTCTCACCGTACGGTGAGCGATCAAAAATAACATCACGCGCATCGTACTCCATATACATTTCTAATACTTCATCTATATAGAGAGGACCAGCATAACCTGTTTCAGTATATTTTTTATCGGGTGCAGACATGTGCACCACTTCGAAACCTTTATTTTTATAGATTTCAGCTACGGTTGACTTGCCCGTTTTATCTAAACCTTCTAATATTATCCAAGACAAACGCATACCTCCTATGGGAATTATCGTAGATAATTATACCTAGAAGTTATCTGTCTGCTTCATCCGAGTTTATTGGATTTGCCGTAGGTGTACCCTCTATATTGAGAGGAGACGTAGCAGCACCAGAAGATTTAGCTTGATCACGAAGTGATTCATGATTTACAGCAGCACTAGCATGGCGAGATTTAGCTTCTTCTATCGCCATATCATGCTGTTCCTGTTCACGTCCACCTTGTTCTTGTTCTTGTTGTTGTTGAGCCTGAACCTGTTGAGCTTCCATTTTATCTTGTCGTTTTGAACGATCCATAGTCATAAGTAGTTGTTGCCAGCCCATAAAAGCAGGATCTGCTGGGATATATGCGAGCTCTCTTTTATTAATAGCTTCTTTATCACCAAAGAAATCTCTTCTAATTTCTGCTTTAGTCATATTTTTTTCTACAAGATTCCAGAATGTTTCATTAAGAGGTAATTCAAATACAGGGTGTTTCCAACTTTCTTTACCGGCTTTACGTAGTAAGTCGTTCATAGTAGAATACACTGTCATTTCAGCCTGGAGTTGAGCTACATTTGTCTGTGGAGTTTCATCAGTATATCCAGCAAATTTAAATTCGTACTTTTTAGCTAAATCTTTATCAATTGCGGGAAGGACGTTACCGTTCATCATGTCTTCGAAACACATGAGTATTGGATATAAGCCGCGTTCACGAGAATAATTGATCTTATATTCATTATTAGCTTGCTGCATAGACGAACGACCAGTAGGACTAGTTAGATAGTCCAGTCCGAGTTCAACAGGATCGATCTGAAATTGTGTACACAACGATCGCATAATGTGGTTATTATAGTTGAGATATTCCATTTCTTTAGCATTACCTGCCAAAGTAACGAATTGTACTTCATCTAATCCAGATATGATTGGAGTGCGCCACGCATGTTGCGCTCCAGAAATTGTGTTATAGAATTGTCGTCTGAAGGCAGTAAGTTGAGCTTGAGTAACGGTTCCCTTAAGGTGAAGTATCCCTTTAGCAGCATAACCGTGTGTGAAGAAGTTTGCATTATAATTTTCCACATTAAGGTGACTAGTTATATTAATTACTGCTAATTCCAATGTTGAATAGCAGTATCCCATAGAATCTGCAAAATTCTGAGGATTGAAGAGTTTCCAGATCATATCCTCATCACCAAATGCAGCCATAACTCTATTATCATATGACATTTGTACATACTTAAAATATTCTATATCTGGTTCATTTATTTCATGGTCTGCAGTGGGATCATTTGAAACATCATACTTAGTGTGATTATTACGCATGATTCTAGCATTTTCAATTTCTTTAGCTATAATTGCATGACTTGTTTTTTTATTGATTAAATATACAGATTCTGCCGGTAATGGTCTAAATCTATGTAATCCACCATTGCGAGTTAAGACTTTCTCAACAGCAACATGGCCAAAAGTTAAAGCATCTCTAGTGGTTAATTTTAAAAACTCACCAAATAGCATTTCTTCACCTGGGGGAGTCTTCTCTTTACGTCCACAATTATAGATGAAATCTTCAAGATTAGAAATTTCTTCTCTCTCTTCTTTAGTTAAATTTTCATTAGATTCCTTTTTAACTATCTTGAATCCCATATCAAATTTTTCACGCTGAGGTCTAGCAAAGCGCAATATGGTATCTATTCGGGCTTGAATGATAGCAGAAATCAACCAATCTCTAACTGAAGTATCTTTAAGTGTCTTATTTGAAATTCGAGACATCTTATTTTTAAAGATAAAATGCTGATGGACTTGATCAAAGTAGGGATCATCGACAATAGCCTTTTGACCTATAGCACCCTTATTACTAGATTGAGCTTCTGGATTATCTGGCAATAGATCAGAATCGGCCTTAAGAAGGTCATCAATATCGCCTTTTAAAGAATCTCTAATACCTTTTGTTATATCGTCAAAAAAACCCATGATTATATTACCTCTTACGTGGAATTATACCGCTAAAAACTCCAAAGAAACCCACCACCACCATTTACACTATCATCATCATCGCCATCCATCAATTCACTTATGGTTCCTAGGTTCCCTAACTTACTAGTATCTATATCAGTATTTATTTTTATATTTTTACTCATTGCATACTCTTCTGCAGTAGGCATACGAGAGAAATCTCCTTTAGCATTAACTAGAGGCTGTCCAGTATAAGTATCAACTCCACTTACAACCATGCTTGATTTGCCGAATAATTCATATAGAGCATAACGAAGAGCATCAAGCCAATGATCGTGTTCTTTTGCCGGATCTTCAGTAATGTTACCAGCAGCATCGGTTTTAAAGTGATAAAGTTGAAATTCATTAATTATAGGTTGACATGTTTCTTCTGCAAAATACATTTTTGGAACAGGGGATGCTAAAGAGCGCAGCCATTTTTTAACTATTTGAATTCCGCCCTCAGTATCTTTTGTTTGCTTAGTGGGACTTGGAAGACCTTCTTGACGCATTGTTACTGCATCTCCAGGATTTGCAAGATCTGGGAAATAGAGTTGACATCTATACATTTGATGCCATTTGTTTTTTATTGTTTGAACCCAAGTTGGGTTATTCATTAATTTAACACCTTCACACCGCACTACATATACATTTTCACGATTATCCACAAAGAAATAAACAACGGTACTGGGATTACTCCAACCCCAGTCAATACCAGCATAACAACTAAGCCCCATTTGATGACATTTTTTAACAAAGATGTCATGAGTACATTCGCCTGGATATTCTTGATTTGTTAATGTTTGCCATAATTGATTCCATGTTCTAACATGCTTTCGTTCTTCAAACTCTTTATAAATAACTCCTTCTACAGAAGGTTTTAAATTAAATAATTGAGAGATTGCCCAATCAGCACCGTTCTCCATAGCTTTCTTTATTGGATCAGATATTGGTTTCAACATAGCTGATTTTGATGTTTGAGTTTTCGCATCTCCTAAACACAATGCAGCGATGGGGCACCGAAGACACTTATCTCCGGGGAAGTCATTTTTAAAGTATTCGGTTTGTTTCTGTTTTGATTTACTATCAAACTCTTTTTGAGTGATTACTTCCATATCTTCTTGAAGAACATAACCAACCGAAGGTTCTATACCTGATCGTTCGTCCGGGCATCTTTCGGCAAACTCTAAAGCAGTCCACCAGCGTACGGTACGTCCAGCAGTTTCTGCTTCTTCAATTTGCTTATTCATAAGTCCATATCTAGATTTACGAGTTGATATACCAACTCTTATGGACTTACGGCCTTTTTTAGAGTCAAGCATTCCTGAAATATCTTTAAATGCTCGTAAACCTTCTCCACTCACGGTATCAATTTCATCTACTACTACCAGTGGAACGTGGGGACCGTTAACGGCTTTAAGTGTACATGGGAGTACTTCTAGAGTTATTTTAGCTCTGTCTTTACTATATCTATCCATTAAATTAAATGTAGATTTCTCCATATTGGATTTTTCAAGAAGTCTATCATTTTCTGAATTACCATGATTTAATATAGGACGAAGTTTATCGTTAAGCATGAAGCCAGTTTGATATTCATAACAACGTTTTGCTTGAGAAAGAATCGCACCAACATGTACCACATCGCGTTGGTCATGAAGAAGTACCATTAGTTCTGCAATTGCAACTCCTAGTGTTTTTCCAGAACCCCTTCCAGCAACGTATAGAAGTTCTTGGATTCCATCAGGGTTGTTATTATTTACACAGATGTCGTAGATTTGCCAAATAGAATCTAATGGATTAGAATCAGCGTAGCGCGATACAGTGCAGTCAGGAAGATCCATACCAAGATGGTAGTGGATCCAATTCTTTAACTCCTGTCTAGTTTTACAAGGAGTTAATAGTAATTTTGTTCTTTGCTTCAGTGTTAACTGTGTCATTACTCTACTATCTTAGCTGCAATAATAGAAGCTACATCATCTTCTTCTCTAGCCATTTGAGCTTCTGGTAATTTCTGTTGTATTTTATTTGCAGGATCTAGCGCATCAAACATTGGGGATGCTTTACTTTTAGATCCTGCAGAGGTTGCACCAGCGACTAGTTTATAAAGAGTCTCTACCACTTCTTTATATTCTTTTATATTCTGTACTCTAATCTCTGGCTTTGTGTTATTGTCCGGATCCAAGATATATGCTTTCATCTCCCCTAAGTGTTCTGTATTTGTAACAGATAGCATCGTGGTTAAAAAATCTACTTGCTCAATAACTGACTTAACAACTTTAGCCTGGACACGCTCGCGCAATGAACCCATCATCTTATCGCGATCATGCATCCATTTACGTAAAGCTGCTGTTAAAACTATTTTATCTACGGGGTATTGAGGGTATTGTTGATGTATTTCGTAGAAACTGCAACCAACCATATGCATTTCATATAGTTTCATTGATTCTGCTTCTTGAATCATTCCGGCAGTTTTATATTTTCTTAAATATTTTTCACCTATTTTTATCTCTTCTTTGGTGAGACCAAACTTCTCTTCATCAGTGAAACATCGTTTGAGGGCCATTCTATCTTCCATGCGTTATTTAGACTTATATCTACTATTATACGTTCTATGCTTACCTCACTTATACCCACAAGTACACAAATGTCACCTATATTATAACCTATGGCTAGTAAACACATGATAGATTTTTCAATATCGTTGAAATTATTAAGGAAAGTATCCGAGGGTGGGCTATATAAAAGATGCTGAATATTTTGAAGTTGTTGAATTGAAGGGGTACGATATATGTGTGAGTTTTTTACTTTATTAAAAAGTTTACTAAGATTGGCACCGCTAAGATGTTCTATCCATAGGTCTTGTCTAAGGTCTTCATCCTTCGTTAAGCTGTTTATCAAGAGCATCATCGCCCTGTTCTTGTTCTTTAAATCCTTCTTCATATCCTTCAATATCTTTCAATCTTACACTAACTGACCATTTTGGGCCACAATAATCATTAACAAATTGTGACAATAGGTGTTTCAAGTTTAGGTTTCCTTCTTTGCCAAGTAATCTCTTAAAACGCCACAAACCTATTACACTAGTTGCTTTTGACATTTCTTCATATCTAGCTATTCTCTTTAAAAGAGACTGTGTAATGTATAAATCATACTCTACTATCTTTTTTTCAATATTTACATCAACCTGAACTGCAACAATCTCTTTATGTACTATTGAACCATACATGAAAAGATTATCTTTATGCAGATCATTAACGAACCCATGCTCTAATAACCATCGCTGATGGTCTATATGTTCATTAATCTTGCTAGCATCTTCGTTATCTGTCATAATAACTCGTTACCTATGGTAGAATATATCATAGAGATAGGGTTAAACATTATTTTTTGTTTGCATTATCAAGCACTTGTAGCGCTTTCGCCTTTATCAAACTCTTATCTAAAGATCCATTATAAATTTTATCTATATATTCACATATAATTTCATGCATTGTTATAGATTTTATCTTTTTATTTGAAATCTTTCGTTTATCATTGTACTCAGGCTTTATACGTATAGAGTGTTTACTACTTAATTCAAACCATTTTTTAGAATCCATATATGAAATAATTTCAGCTTTTGGTCCAGTTAACTCTATTATCCAGTGATTGTTATCGTTGACACTGCTACATAAGTCGTTATGGATGTCTGCTATAGAGGTTTCATCATCTATGGAAAATCTAGCACCTTTCCACAAGGGGAATGGGCTTGGTATGAAAATATGTTGGAAGGTGGACTTATCAAATAAGGTGAGACCTTTAATCTGATTAATATCATCGAGGCCTCCTGCATAAGGTGAACCGGGATAATAGACTTTTCCAAAACTTTGTCGTTTATGGACATGCCCGCTAATGATAATTTGTGCAGTGATTTTATCAGCATCCACCCCCACATCAGGTCTATAGTATCCATAGTCTGCTCCTATAAAAGTTTGATGTGCTACGACTATTGGTTGATTTGGATTTTTAGGAAAATCTTGCCAGTTGTGCATATACGGAACAAACGTCATGCCGTGTAAATCCGTAATCTCATCTACTATTGTAAAATTGTGTATCTTATTTTTAAAAGGAAGAAGCGCATGGTAGGTAGCATCGTTTGGTTTATACATATCATGATTGCCAATTAAGTATATGTATTCACAATATGGCGTAATTACACCCACATGTCTAATAAATTCTGACATAATTTCAGATCTAAGTACCGCGTGTGTATCAAATGAATCGCCTAAGTTTACCACTAAATCTGGCTTTTCTTCTATCACAACAGATTCAACCCACAAAAGAAATTTTTTGCAGGTGTCAAATCTTGAGATCTTTAGATGCGGGTCACCTATAAAAAGTACTTTAATGGAACACCTCTTACTCTAACATTGAACTAGCGGTATCATCAGTGTAACCTAATTCTGCATTACGTTTTGCTAGTGTATCTTCGTTATCTACAGTATAGCATGCTTCCATTGTTTTTTCTTGAGCATCTTTATCAGATATAAACCATGTTTTAAAATTAGCTTCACCATTGATTGCTGGATAATCTAATACCTGCCACATTGAAGTACTAGGACGACCAGTATTTTCACTCACCGGATGAAACACTACACCTAGAGATTTAGCTAACTCATATATTTCTTCTGCAATATTAATAATTCCACCAGAGTATGACAAAGCAAACTGACCTGCTCTAAACGGTGCACCCACACGATTCTTCTTGCCTCGCACACGGACAATATGTCCAATCTGTTGAGCGCCTCCGTAAATGTTCTTACCCTCTTCAATTCGTCCTGCCTTGGTATCAATTCGTGTTACCTCCAGCATATAATCACAAAAATGTTTTAGTGCTCGACCATCAGGAACGATATACGGGTTGGACATTTTCTTATATTCGTCCATCTCTTCGTATACTTGCTGAACCAAGATAGTGGTTATATTATTTTCACGAATAACAGGCAGTGTTCCCTTTAAAGTAGATCCTAAATATGAAGCACCACCTCCACCCATAACCATCTTTGTAGATTTTTCTTTGTGATCTTTTGGATATCGAATTGCTTTTACAGAATCTATCCCCATACCTACGATAGGACATCCATCCTGAATCATTTCCTGCAACTCTCCTTCAATATAATCAAAAATCTTTAGTGGATCATTAGATTGACGCACGATTAATCTAGATACTATAGATTCAACTTCAAACACCTCACGAGGATCTGAAGATGCACCGGCTAGTTTTCTAAACCAATCGGGATTGAAAGAGTATTCGGAATCAAAAAGGATACACATTCCTTCAGGGTTATCTCTGAGCAACTGAATTAAAATTAGTTGCATGAGTAGTGATTTACCACCTGATTCCGGACCGAATAGTAAGAGTGCTTTACCCTTAACAATTCCTCCATTACCTACAACCCAATTCATAGATGGGGATGGTAGCTTAGTTATATTTTGTGTTGGGGATGGGATGTCTGTGGCTATTCTGCCAACATCTTTTGCAAGTTTAGACATCCATTTAGTAGTGCTCATAACTTCTCCTTTACGTCCGTAGACAGTACCTTAGTACTAAGTTAATACAAATGGATTTACATGCCTTCATTAGGCGAGTTATTATAGTCTCCAGCATACGCCATCTTTTTCACGTCGTCATGACACATTCTGAACTCTTGTAACTTATTTTTTAGAAAAGCACACATAGCTTCTGCTTTTCCTTTTTCATCAGAGGCTTCAATTACATCAGGATCCATGGGTACATAGTACTTTTTAGCTTCTGAACTTTCTTTTACCCCTTTATCTTTTAGATAATCTGGAGCTCTGTCAAAATAAGCTTCTGCTTCTGCTTGCTTTAATTTAGCATTAGCACGAACTTCATTACGTATAGCTTTTGCAAGCATATCAGAAGTAATATCCATCGCAATAATGAAATCTCGAAGCATCATGGGAGCCAACATGGTGTTGGCTCCCTTTGCTATATCTTTTATTTTCTCGGAATATTGGGCAATTTTCTCGAGAGACATATTAATCCCCTAAGATTGAGTCAGCAAAATTCTTAATATCATCCATGTCACTAGATGCTACATTCCGAACATCATCATTAGAGTCAACAGTACTAGGACCAGTATCCTCGTCATCATCTAGATTGAGAACAAACTTTCTTGTTGATTTGGTAATAACTTCATCATTTCGTTGTTCTTTCGTTGGTTCTTGTTCGGTTACACTTGTAAACTCATCGAACCCAGGAAGAACAGCTTCCGGGCAATCTTCTGCGATCAATGAAAGGTTGTATGCGAGAATGTCTTTAAGTTCGCTGTACGTTTTACGACGATATACTGAGTTAAGATCATATCCAAGTTGATTATATCCTTCAACCACAGCATTTGGTAAAGGGGTTCGGTCATTCTTGAAAACGAGTTCACCATCATTATCTTTAGAGCTGATGGTTGCGAAGCCAACGCTATATTCAGTGTTCTTACCAACACCATCTTTTTTAATATTAAACCATACACCAGAATCTTCTTTAATGTCTGAACCTAAGGAAGTGGGATCTTGTCCATACTTCGTAATATATTCAGACATCATTTTCTTCATAGCTTTATGAGCTGTGGATTTAATTTCAAGAAGACCAACGTTGCCAGACTTATCACAAGCATTGTACGCATACATATGTTGAACTTTTACATTCCACTGTACCTCGTGAAGGGACTTCAATGCATCCTTGATATCCAAGTCTGTCATTCCTTCAGCTTTAAGCATAGCTTTTCTGCCTTCAATATATTCACGAAGAGCATCTTGGTATTCTTTAACTGGACAAGCTTCATCTCCATCTGTAAGAGGTGTAGCAAAAGGCATTCTTGATCCTTTTTTAGGATCGATAAGCCAGGCTACTGACCATTTACGGTAAGGATAGTTATCATGTACTTCCACGTCACCAAAAGGTGGTAGTATTCGATACACATTTGAACCGTCTTGAATTTTGTGTCTTTTCCACTCGCGGGCTGTTTTGAGTGACTTCTGATTAATGAGGATCTCTCCCATAACTTCTCCAATGTTTAAAGGGTTTACCTATCAGGCAAATATGTTAACTTATCTAAATACCAACTATTGGCATGTCTATATTATACCATATTTTCTGAATTTTTGGTTGCTTCTTCATCAGTTATTGCGGGTCTTCCTACGGTTTTTTTCTTGTCTTTTCCGAGGTATACATCCACATCTTTCATTTTTATTTCATCAATTCCTTGTGCAGTAAATTTACCTGTTTGAGTAAAATCACCCAAAAAATATATAAGTTTAGTACCAAATGGACGTTTTTTGATATGGTATTCCACATAGTTATCTATCATTTGTGGATATGATGATTTAAAGATTTTAAACAATGCATCTTGAACACTTGCATTATCGGGACACGGCACACCACGATAAGGGCTGACGTTAACAGATGTTAACGCACTAAAATTTTCATCTGCATATTTAGCACCAATTACACCAATTACAGCTCGTAAATAATTAGGTGTTAACTGTTTACTCTGAGGTCTCTTTTTTGAAGATTCTTCAATCTCATCCATAAAGTTTGGTGCCTTAATTATAAAACAACCTTTTGAGAGCTCTTCTGGTGCTTCTTTAACTATTATAAACTTTGACATTATGTAATCCTTTCAATATCAGAAATGGTTATACTAATTGGTGTATTCCAACCTTCTTTAAGTTGGCCACGAACAAATACTAAGCTATTGTGAGGCCAACCAAAAGCTTTTTTACTATCCCACATAACGCATTCTACAGTTGTAAAACCATCAGATAGCATAGTTTTTACCATAGTAAATGGTTTACCACTCTTTTTAGATACACCACTTCGTGAAGTGGAACCTTCAAACAACATGATCATACCTATAGTTGAATCATGTTTATTTTCTAGTAAACCTTGTGCAACTGCTAAATTAGCTAGTATTGGTGTACGTCTAAATATCATTGGTACTCCCTTACGACCTGTAGCTATAAAATCAGTATTAATTGTGGTGATGGTTTTTACTAATTCAGGATCATTGAGGATTGTTTTATTAAAGCATCTATTTGTATCTTTCTCCATTAAGAAAACAGACATAGGTGAAACATCTAGCATTTCATCTTTAAATGAATTACATTTTCTTTTCGCCTGATACTCTTCCATGAGTTTTAAGCGTGCCTCATCATAAGGCAAATTCGGATCCATGAAGCAATCGGCAGCTCGTCCTTTTATAATAGATGAGAAATGTCCAATATTCACTTTATTATGTTTAACACGGTCAATATAATCATCAAGATCTTTAAACGGTCCTTTTTCAACCAACTCATCAATTGATGTTCCTCCAACACGTTTCAATACAGAAAGAGGAGCAACAATCTTATCTCCACGAATAGTGAACTTGCGTGTTGGTTTATCTATTGAGGGGGATTGAACTAGATCTCCAAGTAGAGTCATATAATGACGTAACTTATCTTCATTAGAAGTATTATTAAGAACTGCTGTCCACCACTCTAATTTATGGTGATGCTTCAAATACATAGTGATGTAACCGAGTTCTCCGTAACAACGAGAATGAGAACGGTTAAAGCTATATCTTGCAAATGCTTGAACCATGTCACATACAACTTGTTGCTGTTCTACTGTCCACCCTCTAGGTGTAGTATTCTTCCGAATCTTATCGAAAGCTTCCATCATCACTTCTTGCTTTTTCTTTGCGATAGCACCACGAATACGATCAGACTCCTCTAAAGAATAGCCACCATAATCTACTAAGAATTTCATGACTTCTTCTTGGTATACAAACACACCATTTGAAGTACATGTTGCTAAATCAGGGTGTAAATAGCGAAGAGGTTGTATGTTGTTCCTAACATCCATATAATATTGTGCCGCGGTAGTATTTAGTGCTTCATATTTTTCGACGCTAACTATTCGGCGTCCTCGTTCAGCATTCGCCATAAGAATTCTGTCTCCAATTCACCAGTCTGTTTATTTAAAGATACATAACCTTTTTGCATTAGTTTAAATGTTAGTTCCTCATATTTCTTATGTATACGGGTATGTTCTGATACAGAAACAAGCATTAAATTATCAAAGTCATTATTATGCTTATCACCATCTATGTGATGGATTTGCTCATTATTTTTAAAATTAGGTAAGTATCCAGTATTCTCAAACCACACGTGCGTATGTTTTTTAAGTCTTGTTCTTAACTTATCACAGTAGACAGTACTATAGCCATCTTTTACCCCATGTGTTTCTCTATGTTTAGATAATTTTTTAGCTATATTAGCGACTTTATCATTATCATGCTTAGTTAATCCTTTATTCCACACTACTCTACCAAACGATCTAGTTCTTTTATTAAATTTTTCACTATTGCTTTCTTTAAGTATCTTCCTTACTCTCTTAATATCTATTCCAAATTTTTTAGCTAAATCTCTTATAGAGATATTACTACTATCATATTGCGAAACTAATATTCCTTCATCTATTGGTTTCGCTGTTTTTCCAACCATAGTTCATATTCCCCTACTGGTCTATATTCTTCTGTACCATCGTCATACTTTATTATACAGACAGGATCTAATTTTAGGTCACCGTCTAACGCTCCTGGTCGACAAAGCGCGGTCATAGCAGATAAGTGTTCTCGCTGTGTTGGTGCGAATTGCTGGATATAACCCTTAATAAGAGATGTATTAAATTGGAAAGATGAATCCGTTTTCTTTTTATAGAAGTCAGTATACACTCTCTCATCTTCTGGTAATCTATATACCAACGACGTACCAGAATTATCTTCTTCAAGATAATCTACACCCGTTCGATCTAAAATCATCTTCATACAGTCTGCCACTGCTTGAATTGTTGTAACTCCTAAAATATCTGCTTTAACTAAACCAGATTGCTCTACCATAGATGCTTCAAATTGAGTAACAGTAATCATCTCATTAGTATGCTTATCAAAAGTTTTCATAGTAGGGACGCGAGTTGAAGACAAATCTAAGGTTGATACCACATACGCAGATGCATGTCTACCCCATCCTCTAACAAGACCTATCATCCGCTTGACCATATCTTCTACTTGGGAAAACTGTTCAAAGAATTTAGCAACTTCTGGTACAGTTTCTACCACACCTGGAGTATACTCACCTTCAGAATTAGTGTATCCATACAGAAATCCATATTCATCTACACCTTGAGGTGAGTCAGGGATAAAAGCACATATAGCTTCAACATTCGGATCTTTACGATTTTTGCCATATAATGCCCACATTGCATCTTTAATGGCATTTTTAGTTTTCATCTTTTGGAAAGTGCACATCTGTGCAAATCCTAATTTATATTTCTCTTCTAAATACTTAATAATAGGAGTTCTATCGCCAAAGTCACAGTCAATATCTGGAAATGAACCAGCATTAATACGTGCTACTGATAGAAAACGTTCAAATGGCAAATCTGTTGCTATAGGATCAATATGAATGATCTTTAAGTAATATGATAATAAGCAACCACCAGCTGAACCACGACCAATATTCTGAAGAATATCATTAGCCCTAGCATATGTACAAATATCTTCATACAATAAAAAATATGGTAAGAAATTAAGAGTACCGTTTTTCATGATAACTGATATTTCTTTTTTTAATCTAGCTGTATATTTTGGATCATCATTCCAACGACCATGTTGCTTACATAATTCAATAGTATATAGTAAAGTTTGTTGGTCATAATCGTCTGTCTGTACTTTTATATGCTTAGGTATTTCAATCTCTGGCATATGAAAACTATGTTCGATCTTTATATTCTTAGCACCTTCAGCTATAGGATAGGTATTCTCAATCCACTGATTGAACATCTCTTCTGTAAGATCATCACCTAAATGATTCTTCAATCCCCAGTAAATATCCTTTGCAGTACGTGCATGGTATGATTCGATATAATATTTACCACTAGCATAAGAATTTTTTGCTACTACATCTTGAATTAACTTATCTTCAGATTCTATAAAATGTGCACCACTTATTGGAATGGCCGATAACTTATATTTACGGACCATTTGCAACAAAAATTTATTATATGCCTTATTAAGATCTCCATCGGCCACCACTTCATTTTTCTTAATTCGCTGGAAACCAGTTTTTCCAGAGTAAGTTTCAGTAATCGAAATTGGTGAGAATTCGACCAAGAGTTCATTGCCAAATAATCTGATGTATTCATCAAATCTAGTTTCTGCAATGTCACTTGTACCATCAGCAATTGCCATGCCGATCGCCCCATATACGTCTGCTGTCCCGAATATAAGACCTTCTTTGTGAGATAAGATATTATCATGAGTAAGTACCGGTCTAACCACGCCATCCTCAGTTATTTGATTATCATAACCTAGAGATGCTAGTTTCATAAGGTTAAAATATCCCTTTTGGCTCACAGCCCATGCGTTAAAAGGATACAGCATATGGTCTACTGAGAAGTACAGGCCACAACCTGGTATACCAATAACTTTAGTGCTCTCCAACCTAGTCATATCAAACATTGATATTGCCGATCCGTGATCTACAATACTAAATGCTGGCACATTATTATCTTCGCACCATTTTAGC